TTAAAAAAAGGGGTAAAAAATGACTGTATTCATAACAGCAATGGCGTTAAGCGGAATGATAGCTTGGTCAATAATGATTGTGATTGTGGTTTTAATTCACATGGAGAGTAAATAATGGATAACGATTACATTTATACGCCTGTAGGTACAGACATAACGGTACGATGGAAACTAGCAGGTTGGATTCCACCTTCTGAATTGCCAGAGTATTTAACTAAATGGAAGTATTACCAAGAATTACCGTTACGCAAACTAGATGACAACGCTAGAAAAGAATACGAAATGGTAATGAGAAAAGCTAAAGTAATGCGTATTCGTTAGCCATTCTTTGTCATATCTAAGGCTTCTTGTTCTTCTCTGTCTACTCTAGCAAGCCAGCCTTTACCAAAGATGGGGAAAGTCTTTAATGAACGGTAGTGTTCCCTTCTAGTTTCAGAGAATTTTGCGATAAGATTTGCACTATTACTGGCGGAAATAAGTTCTCTTGTTCTTGGGCCGATAACTCCGTCAGGTACGCAGCCAATAGACTGCTGAAGCAATTTAACGCTTCTTCCTGGCCCTGCGTTAACACCCATTGAAAAGACAACAAAATCGAGTCCTCTAGGTAATACTTCACAATAACAAGGCCTCCAGTATTTAAGTTCGTACATAGGCGCTACATCGTCCTTGGTGAGGTTTTTCATGGTCTTTACAGCATGACCTACATACTCCTCCCAAACACGCTTGGTGACCCCTAGATTTGTTTCCCCGCCAGGGTCTGCTGGATTGTTTACCCAACCACCTTCAGACTTTAATACTAAATCTAAACATTCTTGAAAATTACTTGCCATTCTTCATATCCATAATTTTTTCTAGGGTACGACCACCGAAGTAAAAGGACATTATAAGCATACCCCATTGACCTAGTAGTTGAACATATTCGCTTGTAACTTGAATCTTGGCGGCAGAAAGCCCTGCAAAGATAAAGTACCCCGCTAAGATAGCTATAAGAGTCATAGGGCGTATATTTTTAGATAGCCATGAGTCACTAGCCATGTCGGCTTGCTGTCTTTTGGTGAGTTCTTGTTGTTCTGCAATATCAGCGTTAATTTGCGCTAATTCACCATTTTGTTGCATTTGCAACAATTCTAGCTGTGCTTTAGCTTTTTGTTCTGGGTCAGGAAAGAATTTATCAATTAGCTTACCGCCAATGTCTAGTAATGCGCCTAATGGAAACATTTAAAAAGCTCCTAAAACAAATTTAAGCCACAAAGTGACCATTAATGCAGCTACAAAACACCATATTTGAACCCTTCTAACTGCTTTCAAATCATGCTGGAATTCTTCATTGTCTTTGCGTTGCATATTTTCAATATCTAACTTTATCTTTAGCACCGCTTCCCACTCTTTTGCACCGTACTTCTTTACAAAATCAATCTTTAATCTTGCTTCTTCATCACTTATTTGTTTTTTGTGCTTCCAGGAGTCTAAAGCCTTAATTAATGCCCGTTCCTTCTTTACTTCTGCTTCTCGTCTTAGTCTGAGTCTTTCGTTGGCTTGTTTTTGTGCGACATCCAATCCATCTTGCTGTATGTTTTCAATAGACTTAGATAGGCTTTTACTTGCATCTCTGCTTGCGTCAAGACTTCCTGAAAGTCCTTTAATGCCTTCTGATATTCCGTAGTCCACATTATTAGCCCACCTTTATATGGCCTACGCCAGCTAAATAAGTAACAACACCTATTGCTGCTACACCAATAAACCAAAAAAACTTGGTAACAACTGACCTACCAACAGAGGTATAGACATTCTCAATGACTCTTTCAGTCACTTTTTCAACAATATCTTCTATTTCTTTGTCGGTTAGGTTAGGCATTATGCTTTCTTTCGTACAGTTTTCTTAGCTGCTGGTTTTTTGGCGGCAGATTTTTTAACAACAGGCTTTTTAATAGGTTCAATTTCAATCTTTGGTTGAAAGCCAAATTTGTCAAGAATCCAGGTGAATGTGAAATTCATATTAGCCTACTAACGCTTTTACTTCATCTTGGGTTAAACCCAATGCGGCTAGTTTAACTAGTGCAGATTGTTTGGCTTGTTTTTTTGCATCCATAGCTGGGTCTGGGGTAGGAGGAACATACTCTAAAATATTTCCGTATTTGCCATCAACGCACTCTGCAAAGATTTGATGTGTATGTTCATAATCACCACTAGCTACAGCAGTAAATGGTACAAACTCTTGCACTAAATCATCAAAATCAACTTCACAATTAATCATCGTGTGTTCTTCATTTGCCCATTGTGGGTTTTTAACTTGTGTATAGCTCATTTCTTTTCCTTAACTTGTGCGAACAAATTGAGAAGTGCCATAGCTAGGGTCGCCACCTAAAGCTAGCCATGTTCCTGTGATGCTGCCAAAAGTTACACTTCCGTCTGAATTTAAAATTTGAATTCCACTACCAGCGTAACTTGTGTTGGCTGCTGTGCTAGTAGTTCTATACCCAGTAACACTAGAGCCAATGCTTAACCAAGCTGGTGCAGCAATAACTAAAGTTCCAGTTGAAGTAATTGTTCCACCTGACAACCCGTTACCAGTAGCAACTGAAGTTACTGTGCCTGAACCACCAGAAGATGCGATAGTAATAGAACCAGCACCATTAGTTACAGATATTCCTGAACCAGCAGTTATTGTTGCTCTAGTAAATCCTGTGCCATTACCAATATCTAGCTGACCATTAGATGGTGTTGAAGATAAACCTGTACCACCGTTAGCTACCGCCAAAGTACCAGTTGCTTGATTTACAGGCACAGAAGTTGCGTTAGTAAGAACAACAGCAGATGGTGTACCTAAAGCTGGAGTAACTAAAGTAGGGGATGTACTTAAAACAATATTTCCTGACCCTGTAGTAGTTGTTGGCAATGCTGCCGTAGCTTTAGAAGCAATAGTTTGTACTACTCCGCTAGAATCTTTATAGAATAACTTACCATCGTTGGTGTTTATTGCTAATTCACCAGCTACTAAATTACCAGCAGTAGGTGCGGCAGAAGCCGTTGTACTGTAGTAAAGGCTGATGGGCGTAAAGTTTGTTTGTGCCATTTTAGTATGTCCCGCCAAATATGCCTGTTAAGGCTGTTAGTGTACCAACATTATTAATATTGTTTGTTGCCATGTTTAAAGCACCTGACATAGGTGTTTGCCCATCTGAAGCGACTGATTGAGTTAGTCCGTCAGCTATGTTTTGCATAGTAGTATTAGCCCAACTAGAGGTAATAGTTGTGCCTGTTACTACGGGATTACCCGCAGGGAGGTTATATGTACCGCTACCGTTTCTACTCATTTTTATTCTCCAACTATATTTTGGGCCGCAGGCGCAGCCATGTATGGGGCTAATTCACGAATTGCATCTGCTAATTTCTTTGCTGATTCTGGGCGTTTGCCTATAGCCGTTGTAACCAATTTTCTTGCGCCTGGCAAATAAGGAAGTGCAGTAGCACCAGCCAATCCAGCACCTACCGCAGTTACAGTAGGAAAGGCTTGGTAAGCACTACTACCGCCAACTGCACCACCAGCGCCTAATAACATATTAACTAATGCACTTCTTCCAGCAGTACCAGAATCAGGTATTTTACTAGGTAATACTTGAACACCAGCGTCTGTAAGGTCTTGCATTAATGCTTTACCTGTAGCAGTAGAGCCTTTACCGGCAGACTCATCGGCAGCTTTTACTGCACTAGCTAACTGGGCAGGGGTAATCATTTCTTGGGTATTGGCCATAGAGCCAGCCCTACGAATACGGGAAAAATTAGCAAAGGCTTTATTAATATTGCCTAATTCTTCAGCATAGTCAGGGTTGCTTCTTGATAATGCTTGCCTTACTTGTCCTAATGCTTGTTTATAAGCGTTTCCTACCATTGCGTCTGTGCCTTTAGAACCAGCATAATTTGATGCTAATTCACCTAAATCAGACTCAATAGCTTTGTAAGAACCACCACTAATCAAACCATTTTCAGGCATATGCTTTTGAATAATGCCTATAACATTATCTGCAACCATTTTGTTTTCAGCTTTTGGCAAGCCAACAACTACTTTATCCAATCGAGAAAGACTATCGTACAAAGGCTGGTCTGGCACAAAAGTCATTTTAGGTAACAATTTGTTGTAAGCATTACTAATTTGTGTCTTTACGGCTTCTACACCAGCACGACCTGTTTCTTTTGGTACTGTTCCACCAATGGGTTCTAAAGCACGCTTAAACGCTGCTTTATTGAATTCTTCAATACCTTTGGTGCGAGAGTAATCAATAACATCACCAAGCAAAGGTACGCTAGTTAGCTTATCTTCTATTCTGCGTAATGCGCCACCCATCATTTGACCAGGAGTTAAGTTAACGCCCTCGCCAATCAGTTTTTGTGCAGCTTCACTTAGTTTTGGTGCTACTACATTACCAATACCACGACCTATTGCTGTGCCACCAGCGCCACCTACTGCGCCTAAACCAACTTTTTGAGGTATTTCTTGGATTGCTTCCATACCACTAACGCCTGTATCTGTAGGAGTTAATGCGCCAGCAGCACCGCCAATAGCAGCGCCTTGCAAATAAGGGTTTGCCCTAGCAAAACTAGGAATCATGCCAGCGCCTTTCATTAAAGCGCTACCAGTTAATACGCCACCACCAATTTGTCCAGCACCAAATGTCATTGGGTTAGCTTCTTGAAATGGTTTCATGCGTTGCTGAATAGCTTGTGATATTTCAGCAGGCCTACCACCTGAATATTGTGCAATAGCTAATGCAGGGTCAACAATACCTTTACCAGCGCCAACAATAGCTGACTGCCATTGTGGAATCTCAGGCACTCTTCTTGTTGGTTGTGCGCTTGGTGTATTTACAGGTTGACCGCTAAGAACCATTAAACCAGCATCAGAAACTTTAGATAAATCTTTAGCTTCTAAAGCAAGTAAATCTGCATCAGAAAGTTTAGATAAATCCATTATTTGATTCCTCTTCTTGCTTTTTCTGCTGCAATAGCAGATTGGTCTGGCATTGCGCCTTGCGGAGTCATTCTTGGTACTTCATAGTAAGGCACTAAACCAGCAGTATCAGGGTTTTTAGCCATACTTTGTAGCTTAGACTGATAATTTTCGTATGTAAAGTTAGATGACCGTTTAGCGGCATTTGCCAACTGTTTAATCTCACCTGGAGTAAAGTTAATATCACCAGAAATAGCCCGTTCAGCCAATTTGCTTTCAGACTCAGTAATAGCACCTTGACCACGCATTTGCTGACGACCTTGTAATGTCAATTCAGCAAGACCTTGCATGGCTTGGCGAGTATTACCAATCTTAGCTTCTAATGTGTCACCACCAAAACCAAGAGTATTGGCTATCTGTGCAGCACCTAATCGTACATTAGCGCCAGTACCAGTAAATAACTTATTACTATCAATAGCTTGCGTGATTCGATTAGCAGAATCTTCAGTTTTAACTGCCGCAGTAGCTATGCCTTGCGCTTCTTTCATCATTGGGCCAATTTCACCAGCAATAGACTTGCCCATAGACACAATAGTGCTAGGTGCGCCAGCACGCTTTAAGCCAGTTTGATATTGACCAAACTGAGGATTTTGTTGTGCATATTCAAACTCTTGCACAGCAGTAGGTTTCTTAGGTATAGCTTGTTCAATCAATGCAGATTCATAAGGTGCAGCACCGCCATATACATTTGGCAACTCTAAAGCACCGGTAGCATTACCAGCTTTAATTTGTTGTAATGCAGCCAATCTTTCAGACTCTTTACCTTCACGAATTCTTTGTGCTAATTTAGCAGCTTCAGTATCAGCTTTACCACCAATATATTGTGATGCAGCAATATTGGCTAAAGGCACTAAGTTTTGAAAAAATGATGGAGCTACATAACGACCACTAACCATTTGGCCTTGTGGTTGTTGTTGACCTTGTTGCATTAACAAAGCAGCCATTTGTTGTTGGCGGTTTAATTGTTGTTGTTGGGCATAATCATCTGGCGACATTGTGCCAGCTTGAATTGGGTTATATTCATTTGCCATATTATTTCATCCCTAAATCTTGAGAAGCCAACATTAAACTTTGTTGTGAATAAGGGTTTGTACCATATTGGTCAGCAGTAGACATTTGATTCCAAGGCATATAAGCACCAAACTCATTCATTTTTGCTGCGTCTGCACCTGTTTGTGGTTGACGCAAGGCTTTAGCCATAGCCATTAGGTTCATGCCTACACCAGCTTGCTTGCCTTCAGTAGTCATTCCAGCTTGATTGGTTAAATTCATGCCTTGTTGCAATGCCATATTTTGATTGGCTTGTTGCTGTGCAATATTCTGAAAGACGGGCATTAAACCTTGGTCTTGTTGTTGAAAATATGGAGAAACTTGAGTGAAATAATTGTTATCCATTTAACACCCCATAGTTAACCATTTTAATTCCATCTGCATTAGTGATAACTGCTTCTGGTTGTACCAATTCAACATCTTGTGCCATAACACCAATAAAACGACCATGACCTGCCATATCTTTGTATTCAGATTTGTAATCAAATTCGTATACAGGTAAACCATTAGGCATCCAACCAACATTTTTAATGTTTTCTTTAGTACGAATATCTGAAAACGCCATAACTCCAGCACCGCCTAATCCCATTAAACCTTGGTTAAAGTTAGCTTGGGCTGCTTGTTTAGCATTAAAATCACCCATTTGTGCGTTGTAACCCATTTGCGCTGCGCCTAATAAATCAGCACCGCCTGTAGTAGCCTGTTGTGCAGAGTTTACAAAAGATGGGTTTTGCACTTGTGCGCCTGTACGCAATGCACTTAATGTATTGAGTGGCAAATTGTAATTTGTAAGGGCTTGGTTGTAAGCCTGTTGATTTGCTTGTTGACCAACGCCAAAACCTTGAGTAGTAGCACCCAATAACAAGTCATTTTCTTTAATAGCTTGTTGACGCATAGCATTTTCATAGGCTTGTGTACCTGGTGCAATACCTTGGTTTGCCAATGCAGCAGTAGTAGCCTCACGACTTTGTGCAAGTTGTGGTGCAAGGCGTTGCATATAAGCGTCTTGATAAGACTGTCCAGGATTCATGCCGGTAGAAGGCAAATTAGGATTAAATCCTTGACCCATCATTTCTTGGGTGCGACCTAACGCAGAATTAATTGTGCTACCAAGACCTAAAGAAGCATTATTTTGATTATTTAAAAGCTGTTGTCCTATATCAGAAAGACTTGTTTTAGCAGTCCAAGTAGGGTTTCCGTATGGGTCTTGACCTGAAATTGTGTAATCTAAATTACCATAAGGAGTAATTTGATTGACACGATTGGCAGCAGTAGCAGCCCTAGCAGCATCTAAATTGCCTGCTGCGGTTTCTTTTGCTGCACCAGCGTAATCGGGCGCTGCTGGCGCACTTGGCGCTGGGCCTAACCCTAAAAATCCACCACCACCCATGTCATTCTCCTCTTGCTGTTCTTAAAGGGCATTTGATGTCAAGAAATCGACAATCTTCACGCCTCATAGCCATAATCACTAAGTCACCATCCATGTGGGCATCGGGGATTTCGGCTATCACTTTAAAACCAAGGTGTCGGTTCAATCTAAGGGCATCTTCATTACTGCCACATATTTGCCCAATTATAACGCTAACTCCTAGTTTATTAAAGGGATAATCGAAAGCCGCCCACAACAAATCTCGACTCATCCAATTTACCTCATCTACTGCCGCAATGTGCATTTGGCACGCTTTTGGCATAAAACTGCAATATCCTACTACAGCTACTAAATTACCGTCTATTTCTTGCCCAATACATACTGTTTCTTCTGGTAAGGGATGGTTCATTAATCTTACTAACCAATCCCCCATATACTTCTGATTATCAGTAGTAACTTTCCTCAAACGACACCACCCGCTTCCATAACATAATCAGTTGAAGCCCAATGTAATTCAATTCCTCGGCTTGCAGCGTTAAGATTTACAGAACCTGTATATCCTATGCCTGTAACACCTTGCCAAATTTTAGTAGTAATAAGACCACCAGCCCATACATTTCCATCCCATTTAGCCGTGTCCCAAATACCATCTTTTTGAATGCTAGGGTTAAATGAAACTGCGCCTAATTGAGACTGCGTATCAAAATCCACGCTAATTCCGCATAAAACGCTTGGCACGCCACCTGTAGACTGTAGGATAGGTCTTACCATAGTGAATCGTTTTAACTGCCCTGGGGAATCAAAATAGCTATATGCTTGTTGTGCAGTTGCGGTAATGTTTGCTTCATCATCAGATGTAGTTGAATAGAAAATGCCTACAAATCCATCACTTCCAAAGTGCATATCGGCATCGCCAGACACTTCCCAGCAATACCCTTGAAGATTGGTAAATCTAGCCCAAGATTTAGTAATGGTGTGCATTACATACTGTTCTATTCCAGTAGGAATTGGTATGTTTAAAATCAACATATTTTCGCCAGCAAAATAGTTAATTTGCCAACCAAATTCAGCATAATATGAACTTGCAGCTTGAGAAACCGCAAAGTAAATTTTGTCTGTTAAGTTAATTCTAGGGTCTAAACGACTAGATTGTAGGGCAGAAGCCAATGGCACTAATCCGTCTTGGGTAAGCAAAAGTAAATCGCCAGCCCATTTAAAGAAACATCTACGGCTAAAGGTTTGACCTAATTGCCATACGCCTTTTAAAGCCCAGGTTGTTGCAGAAGATGGGTCTGTGCCGTTATAAACAATGACTTCACCCATAGAGGTTACAAATACCGCATAGTCATCAGCGCCTTGTCCAGCGTCTAGTGTCCATGTGCCCATTGCTTGCAAATAGCCTGAATTACGGGCAATACCACCAAAATATAGTGGTGAAGCTGCACCACCAATAGAATCTACTGGCAAATACCAGCAAGCTAAAGTGTCCTTTTGTGTAAAATATAAGCGGTTTTTAAACAGATTAACGCCAATAAAAGTATTGCTGTTTACGCCAGTTATACCAATAGTTGTATAAGTTCCTGTAACAGAAGTAGCTGTAGAAGTGCCTGTAGAAGTATAGGTAAAAGTATTTGCGCCTGTTACTGTAATAACAAAAGTGCCATTAAAAGTGCTTTCAGAAGCACCGCTAATAGTCACTCGATTGCCTGTCACTAATCCATGTGCAGTTGCAGCAGTAAATGTTGCTGTTGCAGATGGGCTTGTGCGAGTAATTGCGCTAATTAAAGCAGCAGTAGTGGTTGTAGCCACATAAAACCATGCAGTACCGTCATAAATCATTACGGGGTCTACGCCATTACAAGCTACTAGAAATTTGCCACCAGTATTGGTTATATTGACTGATTGCAATTTATCGCTAGTAATACCGCTAAATACTTTAACAGCAGGGTTAACCTTAGTTTCCCAAATATCTGTGCCTGCTGCACCAAATAGCTTATATGTACCTGTTTCGGTATAGTTCATTAGCGTATTAATCTTGGTAGTAGCTTTATTTAAATATGTGCCTACTACTGTCGCATTACCGCTAGGTACAGTTAATGTTGAATATGTAAATTTTGTAGTGCTAGTAACGGTAATTTTAAATACACCGCTATAAGCTGCTGGAGTTGTACCTGAAATAGATACATAAGCGCCTGTAATCAAACCATGTGCTGTAGCAGTAGTTAAAGTAGCTAGTGTGTCTACAAATGTAATACTGCTAATAGTTTTAACGCCTGTAGATGTAGTCAAAATAGACGATACAGTGTAACCCTTACGCATAGTGACATCAGTAGGAGTAGGAAACCAGTTAACTAGTTGTACAGCATCAGTAGGACTCATGTTTGCAAGAGAATCCCTAGCATTCCAGCCACCAATAGGTGCTGGCACAGAAGCAGTTTTAGCTGTGTTTTGTTTGGCTCTCTGTAATAGCATTATGAACCATAGCCTGTGTCTGGTATGTTAGCGTAGCCAATCAACACTCTGCTTGCTTGTGGTGAGAATGACAGATTAGGTGCGCCTTTATCGTTAGCTTTAGCAATAGTCAATACACGCTGATAGTCTTGAGAAACAACGGTAGTATCAAAGCCTTTAATGCCCCAATATTTCATTTTGGTAAACAAAACCATTAAGCGGTCATCTAAAACAGTTGTGTCTGAGTCAGCAGTAAAGCTATTCTTGACTGCGCCAGCAGCGCTTCTTGCCCAACCTTTTGACCTGTATTCCCAACCCAAATATTCTTGGGTATTCATAACAGGCCATATTTGGAATTGATTATCTAATATTCTCCAACGCACTCTTGGGCCTGTAGAAATGTAACCAGATTTTAACCATTGCCATTGTTGGGCATCTTCTGGCCCTAACATTTCCCAATGCTTAGATTTATCCCAATGGGTTCTGTTGGTAATTGTTTCAAAGTCAGCAGGAAGGTCATAAGCAGTTTGGGCGCATACTACTGATTGCACTCCATCGCCAGTTGCAATTTGACTCATAACTACTACTTTTGTAGTGTTATTTGCAGTTACAACATAAGTGTCTTGAGGGATGTTATAACCAGTTAACTGCCATTGGCTTGTAACACCGCTTAAATCTGTGCCTGCCTCAAAAGTTAATGTAGTAGAACCATTAACAGTTGTGGCATTGGCGGTTATTGCTTGTGTGTAAAAACGATACTGCACTTGGAGTGCTTGCCAATCATATTCTTTTAGCAAGTCATAACCAGCACCATTCATCAAAGCAAGAATTTGTTGCACATCTTGTGATGTATTGCCAACTACAAAAGACGGTACAGCCAAGTTTAACTCGGCTGCGGTCTGTTGCACCATTTGAAGCATCGTTTGGGACATATTAAGCCTCTACTACTTTCGGTTTACGGGTTTTTGGGGTCTTTTCCGCAACCGCAACAAGTAGTGCATCCATTTGTTCCTGCATTTTGGATAGCTTCGCCTCGGTTTCTGCTGTTATTTTAGCATTTTCTTCTTTAAGTGCTTGCAATTCTGCCTCTCTTTGTGCTACTTCAGCAGAATCATTGGCTAAATTTAAAAAAGCCTTGGCTTTTAAGCGAAAATTATGTGGTGACATACCAGCTACCATACCAATACGCTGTAGCTGTTGGTCAGAACAATCAGCAATAGACTCTACTGTTGCAAATTTAAGCCCACGCAATTCATCAGCTTGACTGCGAGTAACCTGAGGCCATTGGTCTAAAGGTGTACCAACAATATCTTGATGATTTGCTACTTGGTTTTGGTAATGTGCCCATTGACGAGGAAAACGCTGTTTATGGGAATCTTGGGCGTAAGTATCAATTTCTGTCAAATTATCGCCAGGAATCATAATTTTTACAAAATCAAATTCTTTAAAAATTGGTCTATTTGCTTCATTTGAAGCATCTTCTTGCTTAACACTTTTTTTATAGAATTGGACTGCTAACCGTGAATCTGCGCCTTGTGTATCGGACTCTATTGCCATTTTTAATACTCCTAAGTGGTTAGGGGGTTATAAAAAAATAAAAGGGACTCCCCTTTTGAGAGAGTCCCAGCTTTACTACATATTCAATTTAAAAGGGTTAACCTATTAAACGGAAGCTGCTGAGAACCAACCATAATCGCCTGAAGCCATTGCGGTTGTTGGTGCTAAGTAAGTACCAGCAGAAGCGGTAGCTACAAAGGTTGAAGCGTTGATAGAACAAGTAGTAGTAGAAGCTGTAATAGCTGCACCTGCTACTGCCCATACATAACGGCGACCATCTGATGCAAATACTTCTGCACCTAATGGGCCAAATGTAGGAGTTGTGCCACCGTTCAATGCTTGTTCAGCAACAGTTTGAATGTCTACTAAATCAATCCCTGCGAGGGGGGTAATGGTATATGCCATGATATTTTCCTTAAATAATGTGGTATTAGAAAGGGCTTTCGCCCAATCTATTAGGTTGTCAACAAGCCTTGTAGGAAGCAGTTAGAAGTAGTCAAGTTACCAGCCCAACCGTATAACTTCACGATTGCATCTTGGTTAATAGACTGTCTTTCGCCACCGATAGGTACAAAGTTGCGTTCCTTATGTGGGCGTAGGAAGATGTAGTTAGTGTTCAACATATACATGTATGTAGCTGTTTCTTGTGAACCATAACCACCACCCAATACCACATCGGCTGAAGTACCACCACCGTAGAACTTGAGGGAAGCAAAACCAGCAGCGCCTGACTCTTCGGCAGCAATACGCTGAATAGACTGCAATGCGCCTACATAGTAGGAATACATTGTGTTACCAGCAACAATCAAGTCAGCTTTGTCTGTGCCACGAATCTGTTTGATAGCAGCGTCAGTCATTTTAGACAAGATGTTTACAGATGTAGCACCTGTAGTGATTTGGTTACGC